GAGCCAGTTCTTTGGTAATCTGGTCTTTAGCCTTCTTTTTTATGGCGTCTTGTTTTGAGGTGTCTTCGCGTAAAGCTTTCTTCTTTTCTGCAGCCTGCTTGCGCTCAGACTTTAACAGTTCATCAGCCTCTTCAGCCTCAATTAGTCTTTCCAGTTCTAAATCTACTTCCCGGACATCGCGCTGAGTACGCAATTCAGAAGACAATTCTTTTGCTGCAGCCTTTTCTTCTGCAACCGCCCTGGCTCCCTCGTCTGACTCAACCATCCTTTCAAGGCGAGTCTCTTGCTTTTCAATTTCTGCAGCATCGCGAACTGCCGCTTTTCGAGCAGACAATTCTTCTTTGGCCAATTCAACCTGGAAATCGTAATCAAAGCGAGTTTCTATAATTGTTTTTGTTGAGCGGCCTCTTTCAATATCAAGGAGCTCTTCTCGCATAGTTCTGATTTCTGCCTGAGCTTCGCGAATTGCATCACGCTTCTCTTTCAGTAAATCTGAAGCCTTGTCTACCTCTGCTCTCTGTGCGCTTCTGGCTTGCTTTCTAAGCTCTCTTAGAGTGGCTTTCTCAATGCGCTGCTCTCCAAACAGATCCTGCGCTACTTTGCGAATAATGTCGTTGGTGTTTGTGCCATTGGGGACAATCTTCCCTTCATAAAGTACACGCAAGTATGTGCTTACGGCTTTGTCAGATACTGCATCAAACACAAACCCAGGATTCTCGTCAATAAAGCTTTTGATCGCTTTCTCAACAGCAGGCTCTTGCACCACCTTCTGAATGGTATAGGCAATTAAAGACTCAGTAAGATTCTCGCTCTCTCTTACAGGCTTGTTCTTGGCCGTATCTTTGTATACTCCGCCCGTTTTTCTGCGCCTGTTAATCAGTTGCAGCCTATTGTTAGGCAGTGCCCCCTCTAATACCTCATCAGCTTTTTCTACAACGTAGATTAAAGGGTCTACTCCATCAGGTATTTTTAAGCCCTTGTAGGCGCGCGCAAGGTCTAATGGCATCTCATTACCATACAGGACTTTAAGGACGCCAAGAACCCCTTCTTTGTCGTTATTAACAGCCCTTCGGAAAGAGTCTGCAAGATGCGCCTCTGGATTTCCAGAAGCAATCATCTCATCTAAGAAACGTTGTGAAGGGTCCCTCATTTCCGCAATCATACGATCTTGAAACTTCTGCACAGAAATAGGCTGATTGTACAGAGTTGGATCAGGATTCTTTAGAAAGTTTCTACGAACATTAAAGATGGCTTCCCGAGCAGCTCTGACCAAAGGCATTCTTCGCTCTGGCGGCTTAGTAGAGCGCTGATGTGTCTTGCGTGAAACATAGGTAGGCTGGACCGCATAATCTTTAAACTCTTCTCGCAAGAAACTGTCTGACAAAGCTTCATCTACGCGCATCTTTTCATTCAAAGTCAAAGGCTCGTCGTTACGCAACTTCTCTGTGGTGCGCTTCCAAAACCTGCTCCTTGCAACTGCCGATGGTGACAACTCTGTTGTCACCCTGTCTGCAACCTCTTGTGAATGCTTGTACCGATAAGAACCTTCTTTGGTAACCTTTGTAGCAACGCCGCTTGGTGGTGTGTCTTTAGCGGCAATGTCCATGTCTTCTTGGTAGCGCGCGTTGCGCCTTGCAAGAACCTCTTGCGCCTCATCGTAGCGTTCCGTTCTCACCAGGGTGTGACCGTTTATGTAGCGCCATGCGTCAGCCCCCGTAGCGGCAGCAATATTAGACTCCATCTGGCCCATCAGGTTCCTTGAATAGTACATCTGCTTGTACCGATTCATATGCACTGGGTGTGCCTGAAGTTCCTTCAAAAGTTTGGCTGAGCTTGTTTCAAAAAGCTTATCTAAAGTTACTACTTCATCAGTTGCTCGACCCACACCAGTAGCTTCTGGAAACTTTCGCTGCGTAGCAACAAGCACATCAGCAGCAGCCTCTCTTAAAGGTTTAGGGGCTGTCTCGTCAATCTGCGACGCATAACGCGCAAGGTTGCCTTGAACGTCATACGCATTGTTTCTAAAGGCCCCGTTCTCATCCGCGTTCTTAATAGACGCTTCAAGAGTCTCCTCTGCGTTGCCTAAATTGTCTGCATAGACCTGTGTCTTTTCAGATTGCGAAAGCTTTGCTTTGGTTGCTGCCGGGTTGGTTACAAATTGATTTGCCACATCATCTGAGGCGCGAGCAGCCAGGTTGCTATGTGCTGCACTTAAATCTAAAGGCTCTCCCATCACTTCATCTACAGCTTCGTAGGCTCTTTTGTTTCGAATGGCCATAAGGGGACGCCCGTAAGCGGCTACATTAGCTGCTTTCTGCATCCCTTTAGCTTTCAATGCAGGAGATACAACGTCTGCGCTTACCCGGCCAATCCCTTTGGCCAAATGAGCTGCGCCACCCGTCAAAGGCATTGCTAATCCAGTCGCAAGACCTAAGTACATGGGGGCATTGTCAAACCCATACTTCTCATACAATTTGTAAGTTGCAGGCATCATCATAAAGTCAGTGCCCAGCATTTCTCCCTTTTGTATGGCGGTAGCCGTATCAATCATAAAGTCGCCAACAGGAGGCTGTATGTCAGTGCGAGCAGGATCGTAGCGTACTTCCATGGCAGGAATGCTGGTTGCTAAAGCCGTGTATAAATCGGTGCCGTCAACAGCAGCCTTTTCAAGCAACTCTTCTTGGTACTGGCTCAGTCGATATTGAAAATCAGTAGGATCTAAAGGCACAAACTTAGTAGGATCTTCTTCTGAAGGCACTGTTTTAAAGGTAAACAGAATATCGTTAAGCTTACGAAGCATTGGCTCAGCAAGCACAGTACCTAAAACCCGGAAAGTTGCCTCTGTTGTTGATTCGGCAATTCTTTGATCTGCCTCTACATCTGCTGAAAACTCTTTTGTTTCTTCCAACTGTTTAGCAATTTGAGCCGCTTTACTTCCAGGCAGAGGTACAGCGCCAGCACCGGGGAATGCCGCACCCCTTACAACGCTTTGCTTAGATACGGCCTCACCAAACTCTCCTTCTAAACGCTTTTCTTCTTGCGCTGACCTGTAGGCTTTAATTTCTAAAGCAGCTGCTTCTTCTTTTGAAATGCGTTGCTTGGGCTGCATCCCTGTTTCTGTTTTTTCAAAAATGGGCTGGCGGCCAAAGGAGTTTAGTAGAAAGTCAAGCTTGTCACTAAATGGCGCGTCAACACTGGGGGCTTCTGTGCGCCGCAAGAATTCAATGTCAGTCTCAGCATCACCTGTAGAAAGCAGTCCCATCTGCCCAGACACTTGGATTTGTGACCGGCCAATAGCTTTCTTGGCTAAGTCTTCAGGAACCCCGTAAGCAGATTTGGCCAGATCAAACTCTGACAACGTTCTCTCAGGCTGCATTGTTTGCAGACCGCCCTTCTCTGGAAACTTATTTTTTAAATACTCAAGCGCTAAGTCTTCACGTCCTGCGCCATAATAAGTGTCCACTAAAGCCTGATGATGCGCCTCAAGGCCTTCGTAAACAGGCTTCAATTCAGAAGGAATGTCGGGTCTGGCCATTACTTTGCTCCTATGGTCCGTACAATTTATCTAACGCCGCCTTCTCTTCTGAAGAAAGACTGTCGTATTTTTCCTTTGTCATTCCAGGATTGGCTGCCCATATCCGAGTATACGTATCTATTGGAACAAGTGTTTTAGTTGTTGTAACTTCACTTTCTTCTTTTCTTTTCTTTGTTCGTGGTGTGCGCTCTTTCTTTGTTCGCGTGTTGCGATTTTTTACTTGATAAGTTTCTCCAGTCCCAGCGTCTCGGTAAGTGTCGCTGCCGTCATCGTTTAGGACCATTAAATGTTGATCGTCTGGGAAGGGCGACTCGCGAAAATTACCTGCAGTGCTTGTATCGGGTTCTTCAGTGATTATTTCTTTAGGACCTGATGATACAATTGACTGTGAATCTATATAAGCTCGATCTAATTCACTTCCCACCTCGTTAACAAGGCGTACCTCTTCTTCTACTGATGCTTGTAAATTACTTGCTACTTCTTCTGTAGCAGCATCGGCAGCGATCATTCCAAGAGAAGCCTGACCTTGAGACGCGGCTTGTTTTATTTGTATATAAGCCTGGATGATGTCATCTACAGAGGCGGATCCTGACTGTGCTTGTTGGCGGGCTTTGTTTAACAAATCAGCAGAGTTCGCTGGTTCCATTTTTGATGCAATCTGCATTGCACTGCTGTCTTCTGCGAAATTACGGTTGTTCTTTAAATAGTCATACGTGAGGCCATACACTTGCTTGTCTTCTGGGCTCATACCACGCATTGCTCGAAGCTGGGCACGTTGAGCGCGAATGTTTGCAAACATAGGTGCAAAAGGCCGATAGCCAGGACCCAGTTCAAACTCTAACTTGTTTGCTTTAGACTCTTGAAGCAACAGATCAGTTTTGTCTATGTCTTCAGACAGTCGATCAATGCCGCTTTGCAATTGACCATAAACGCGGGGGTCGTATCGTATCTGTTTTTCGCGAGCACTGGTGCTTTGAATAAGTTCCTCATCCTGAGTGAATCTTTCAGTAACTCTTTGGGCTTGCTGCTTTGCAGCGGCTTGCACCCCAGGTTTTGATTCTGCAGCAGTACCTTTAAACTTTAACGCGGCATCTGGCCTTAAGAACTTGCCTTCTTCATTAACAGTCAACTCAGGAGCTGTCTCACTCAAATGCTCATTCATAATGTTCATCACAGCTTTTCTTCTGTCTTCAGGAACCACCCTCATCATTTCAGGAACCATTTTTGCCATTTGTTCATATGCCTGGCTAAACTTGCCTTCTCCTATTGCTTCCAAAACTCTTTGAGAGTGCGCAGAGGCAATCTGTGAGTCAAGAATAGACATTCCTTGTTCAGGTGACGTAAAGCCAAGGCTTTCGTAGTTGTCAGAAATTTGCCTGTAATCTTGCGGTGTTTTCAAATTCAAATACAGATTTGCTTTGCTACCAGCGCCGCCTCTGCCGCCAGCAGATACAGGCTTGTCTGTAGTTTGCACTTCATTCATCATGCCCTGGGCGGTCTTTAAAGTAGATTCTTGCCCAAGGGTTAATGTCCCCAGTTCACGCATTTTGGTGAGTTCTCGAATTAGCTTTGTTTTCTCTGACTGCAGATCTAACAGCTTCTTTTCAAGGTCTTTTTCTTCTTGCTCTTGAGCAGCAACAGCCTTCTCGTGCATATCAAGGCGAGTGTTAAGATATGTAGTGGTGTAGAAGCTTAAGTTACGCATGATCTATCCAAAGAGTGAAGTAAATAAAGCCGATGCGCTTTCAGCATTTGTAGCGTCAGGGTACAGATCTTTATACGCCCCATAATCAGCCAACCGTGCTTGCATCTTCTGGTCCTCTAAAGAGGCTGTTGCGACCTGGGTGCCAAGAGTCATTAAGTCTTCATTAAACTGCTCTTGGTTTTTTTCCATGACTGCAGTTAACTCTTGAATGCGCTCTTCTTCTCGACGCTTCTCTTTAATGTCCTCAGCAGTAATCTGTTGCGTTGCTGCCCTCTTGCTCTGCTGTTGTTGCTCTTCGCGTCCTAACAGCATCCTGGCGGCGATTGCGGCATCATCAACCTGTGGAGCCCCTTGTGCAATTTGCTCACGCATAAGAGCCCGCTGAGGGTCCATGTACTGTTGCTCTAAGGCAGCACGCTCTTCATCGGTTAAGCCCAGCGCACCCATCTCTTGACGACGATTCAGTTCAGCAAGTTCACTGCGAGTGTTCCGCGTTTGGAACAGATTACGCGTTGCGCCAACCCCCGCACCCAAAGCCGCGCCAATTGCAGTGCCCCAACCCGGAAGAAAATGTGTTCCAATTGTCGCACCACGCACAGCACCCTGAGCTGCACCTTGGCCAGCTGCTTGGCGCCGTAGTTGTTTCTCTTGTTCTGTCGCCATTACAACCATCCCTCTACTGAGATTGACCAATGCACAAACTTCACCTTAGCTCCGTCTGTTTTGCCTACTAAAGCAATTCGCCAAGAGCCAGCAGCCACATTGTTTTTTAGAAACGTACCCATCTTAGGAAAGCGCTTGAGAAGATTTGCTTCAGAGCCACTTGTCTGCCCGGCATTAGTAATGTCCACGCGGTTTTCTTCTACTGTGGCTATGGGTATAAACTGCTTTCTTACCAGGTTCGAGCCGTCAGTTTTATTGTTGATGGCGTTCATGTCCAATGCTTGGTTCCACATCACCAATTGTATTGCGCCTCTGGCTGTGCCGTTCGAAGACACAGAAGTATTTAGTGTGTCGTCTTCGTGTACAACCTGAAGGTGAAAATGCACCATCATGGCGCTTAGTTGGCGAGGCACTGAAACAATCAGCATTGTGTTTGGTATAAAGTTGAACTGTGAATTAGCTAAAGTCAGGCCACCTGCTGTATTTCGGCAGGTGTTGTATTTGCTAAGATATGTGACCAACTCTCTGGGAGCTGTCCGAACTTTCCCGCCCTGAATCCCGCTGATCAAGTTCATTGTATTGGTGACGCCATTGTAACGCCCCGACATGAGCTGACGATGCGTAAGCCAATCACCGGCTACATCTGCATCAACAACCTCACCATTAATGTACTTGCGCATCCGCTTGAGATTCGTGTTTAAAGTTGCGCCATCAATAACGCCAGCGGTGATTGTTACAGGAGAAAAAGCCATCAGGACCCCCGCAAATGCAAAGCGCACAGATAAACACGCTGCAACTGAATCGCAGCATCGGCCACCCCTACGGGAGCAAAGCCGCTGCCAAAATCAGCAATGTATGAAACAGGAGGCGTTGCGCCATTGTTTGTGCTTTGGAAAATCCCGCCCAAGACAAGCCTAAAGTACCTGTATTGCAACTCTGCTCCTGTAGTAGGTCTGTGAAACCAAGCAGAACCACAAGTGTACTTTTCGTTAGACCCGTGCGGATATTTATAAAGAATGTTGTCCGTACCTGATGATTTATCTACGTAAAACAAGCAGTGCGGTATTGGCATAAAAGCTTTGGTCTGCGTGTTGCTAACTGCCAACATTTCGGTGGTCAGCGGCCCTGCAGTTGTGTTCACAAAGTCGCCTTGGTTAGGCACGTTTGTCCAAGAAGATCCGTTTGTTGACCACTGCAGCCAAACACCCCAAAATGTTCCAGAGGGCTGCGAATAAGACCCTGTTGTGTACAGGTCAGAATCTCCAGCCAAGGTCTGCTGTATGACCTCTACATTCCAATACACACGCAAGACATCATAGTTCTTCACAGTCTGTAGTTGACCAATATCTAAAACCATATTGGTGTTGCCGCCTGAACCATCAGACTTTTGAATAACGTGCGGAGCTGTTCCGCTGTTGGCTTTAGATAAATAGTTGTGCGTAAACGCTGCTAACTCTGTGGTTTGCCTGCCTGAAGCTTTAACCATTGAAGCAGTGCCATCTAAATGCCACAGGTCTATGCTCTCAGAGCGAACGTTCTCGCTGTCCAACAAAGCGGTTTTTGTAGCAACATCAGTAAACTTAGCGTTGGTGTCTGCTACTGTGGCTGTATTGCCAGCAACAAAGTCACTATTTAGGATTGTAGCCATTATCTAAACCTGTTTAGCAGCAGCATAGAAATGCCGTCAAAGAAGAATTGTGGTGTTGCAACAGCGTCTTGATTTCCAGAAACATTAGCACCCATAGGGCTAAACTTCCAAAGCAGTTTTACGGTAACGTTTCCTTCGGCCACCGGCGTAGATCCCACTAAGTAAACGCTGTTCATAAAGACTGAATAGCCCCCAGTCGTTTCAATGACTGGAACATTGTCAACTGTGACTCGCAAAGTTGCTACTTTAGGAAAGTATGTTGACTCAACTGGGTTTATGTACATATACCCACGGGCCTCAATCTGCAGCATACCTTCTTTGCACTGCAAGTTTTGGCTGGCTATTTCAACATATCCAGAGTTGTACTCTTCGTATCTGGCTGCACCAAAGCATTGGTTGCCCGACGTGTTGACGCTGTACCCTTTGTATTCTGCGGTAAAAGTAGCATCTACTGTTGCGCATCTAAAGAAGGGTGTGCTTGTCTTTGCAGTGGTGCTGTCGTAAAGATATTCATTAGCGCCAATAATGTTTTGCGGTATGTTATCTCGGTCCAGACCACCATTAAGCATTGACTTGTAGGCATTGTACTCGCTGTTAAAGCCGTCAACATCTACAGTATTGTTGGCGCGGGGCTCTCCTTCTTTCCAGATGTAGCTCATGCGCGCCTCCTGGTCGTCGGTACTTCTTTGCCGTCTCCGACAATCATACCTTGTATACTATAGTCTATATGGTATCCAATGAGAACAATATCGTTGCTGGTAACGAGTTCCCATTGAAAGTATGAGCATGCTTTGTTGGGCACAGGAAACCGAAGCTCTGTTAAAAAGCCTTCCTGCCAAGCATCTGTTCCGTAGACCGCTTTGTCATAAACCGCTTGGTCTGGGTGGTCTGGTCTTTGAAGCTTACGGTCTGTTGTAGATGTGTACTCATAGCTATGGTCCAGGCGATACCGAAGCTGAATAGAATTGTCTCCACCAAAAGTCTTTACCATCAGGTAAACGTACTTTACAAACTTCTTGCGCGAAGCATCCCCAAAGTCCAGCATTGGAGACCGGAAGACGCTGTTGTAAGGAGGATTGTTGGTAAGTTGAAACTCTTCACCGACTGCTTGAAAGCCATATCCTTGCTGACGAATGCGGCTTACAGCAAACAGCCCGCTTTCCTGGTAATCATTAGATGCGCCAGTCTTGTGGCCAAAGATGATGTCACCCTTTGCATCTACAGAAACGCTGCCTACAGGAAAATCTTTACGCAAAGACCAGGCAAGTTTGTCTGTATGAAAAACCAGCCCCAAATTAGGTTTTGGAGCACCGGCTGTGGGCACATAGAAGTGTACCTCTCTCCACTTAGAGCTGTAAACAGCCACAGCTCGCCCTAAAGCCTCACGGGTAAAGGTTCCCACAGACTTCATGATCGGATCAGAGATGCGCTCCAGCCCAATCTTCGAGCCGCCATCTAAGCTTCCTCGGTACAAGTAAACGCCATCAGTACCCAAGAACATCACACCATTCAGTTCAGGAACCGTAACAATAGCCTTGGGAGAGCGTGACCCTACGCCTTCCATCAGCGTGGTGCTTACAAAGCCATTTGAGTAATCCCCAGTTACAACGTCAACACTGCGCTCTCGAAGCACCAGAAGAAGGTCATAGTAAGCGTGCAAGCCTGTGATGCTCCCGCCTGTTCGAGAGCCAAGTTCAAGAAAGTTTAGCGCTCCATACTGGTCTGGCTGGCCGGGGTTGCTGTAGAACAGCGTGGTGCTCTGCGAAGCCCCTCCTTCCAAGAACAAGCACCCTTTGAACGCCGCTCCAAACCTTGCGCCAGGGCACGGGAAAGGAACACTGTCTGTGACTGAGGGAGCCAAACTTGACAACTCAGTATCTCCAACACCATCATAAAAGAACGGCTCCTCAGCGTTGTCTATTTGGGCAACGAAATAAAAGCCACTAAAGTCACTGGCCTTGCTGCGGTACAAACGACGAGCAGCAATAAAAGGATAATCCCCTGTTGGCAAATCTACCTGAGTAATAAATCTGTACTCATTAAATGTGCTTGAAGAAGGAGTTAACCATTCAATGGTGTTGCTGGTGTGGCTAATGGGGCTTTCAGACCCGCTATCGCTTACTAATGTGACAAGCCACTGGTATTGATTTGCTGTGCCCCCGCTGGCAAGGCCAAGGCCTCGTTCAGAAACATCACTTTCAGAGTCCTCTTTTGTTGCAAAAATTGCACAAGCATCTCCATAATCTGTTGTGGGGTCAGATGGATCTGTTGTAATTCTCCAAGCAACTGGGGCTCCAGGAGGTCTGGGAAAACCTAATGAGGAAGACCAACTTGCAGAATTTGCATTATCTCTGTTTGTGGGCCAGCCTCTAAACTTAATAGGTCTGTCTTCGCCGTTCAGAATAATAAGAAAGTCGCCAAAGGGAACGAAGTATGTCCCAATATCGTTGTTGGCGTACCGGGTTCTTCCGGTATCTACGTTCTCAACTCTGTTGTTTGTTGGGTCTAAGACACTCAGATTGCCTTCAGACTCAAACAATACATATTGCTGCGCTCCGCTGTGTTGCGTCCAGATGTACAGAGACCGAATCTGATCCAGCTCTCCAAGAATCCCATACTTTGCCCGTGAGCTGAGGTATTTCTCGTAGCCAAGACGATTGTCCCAACCCTTCGTGGCAGGATCAACTGTGTAGTTCTCAATTAGAGAAGCACTCAGAGGTGTTGGTGGCTCTTGCTGGTCAATGCCCTGAACAAGATGCGCTGCAAACTTTTGATTGGTGTTCATGGAATGTGCCTAAGAAGAGGAATAGGTCTCTGGTACATAGAAGTCTGACGCCAATGACCCTTGATAAAGGTGCTTTTTCGCGTTGTCAGGTATCTGTTCTCAATGTCTTGAAGCCTGCGGTCGGCTTTAGAGCGGTAAATCTCACTCTGTGGCAAGTTGTTGTGCTTCACAAAGAGTTCCTGGCAGACTCTATAGACCAAGTAATCGTGGTGCTCAGCAGGAAAGATGGGTGCATCAGCATCATCAATAAGCTTAGCAGGCCTGAACAAGTACCGAAGGGTCAGCAAGTAGTCTTGGTCCTGCCGTGGATACAGCCGGAAGCGCTGATACATGCCTTCGTGCTCTGGTAGCCTGGTGCCCTCACTAAGATACTCAGTTGCAAGACCCAGGTTTGCCAGTGTTGCTGTTGTTGCTGTCTGGTCTCCGTTGGAAACCAAATAGAAAGCATCACTCTCAGGGCCGCGCAGGTAGATCCTCTTATTCAGACCGCTGGTGGAACCTGATTGCTGCATAGCCGAAAGATTAGCCTGCTGCCCTACTGTTAATGTTACAAAGGCACTCAC